TCATTTTCAATCTCCTCTGTGTGCGTTTCGATTATCAATCTACCATAGTATACCCTTAAAGTAAACCCTTATTAAAGGGTTTACTTTTACAGCTGCTGTGGTAGACTGATCTCGAAGGAGAACTGACATGGCATATTCAAAACAATTTTCAATTACTAACTCTACCAATCTCAAACCTCTTAAAGCTCATTTTAACTTTACCTCAATCAGCATCAAACCCATTAATCTCTCAAAATTTATTCACAAGCTCACATTCCAAACCCAAAAAGATCTTCAAAATTTTACTGCCTATTACAACGGCGATAATTCTAAATATTAACCCTTTATTAAAGGGTTTACTTTTTACAACTGCTGTGGTAGATTGATCTCGAAGGAGAATTGATATGGTAGAAAAAATTCCAGGACATCGCGACATTATATACGCCAAAAACAGAGTTGATCGTCTTATAGGTCAATACAACAAATGCATTAGGGAGGCAGGATCGGATAAAGAATTTAATCGGATCAAAGCCAATCTCAGGAAATGGCTTCGGCTGTACCCATCGATCAACCGAGATCTCTTAGCATCGATCACAAGGAAATAACATTTTACTAATTATATCCATGGATATAATATGAAAAACCCCCCGCCTGAAAGGCGAGGGGGTTTTGACGCACACACATCTGAATGAAAGGAACTTCAGAATATGGGTATTCTAACCATCTTAGACGCCGAAGTAAATAGTCATGGCTGCTAGGAAGAAGAACAAATACGGCTCTGCGCAGACGACGCTGGAGTTTATCTCAACTTTCTTTAGTCACCCGAACGCTATATTTTGTATTCAAGATGCGCCCATCCCGGGAGGCGGTTGGCCGCCGTGCAATATGGCATCGTTTGTTAAGAGATACCAAGAACTATCAGACGCTGATGCATCGTTCTATGTCTCTACCATGTTCGGCTCTGACAATCATCGCAATGCCCAAGACAACTTCGAGTCACTAGCCGCGATCGTACTAGATGATATCGGCACCAAAGGTGTAAACTTGACCGATGTGCCGCTTCCACCGTCTTATGTTATAGAGAGTAGTGAGGGGAATTATCAGTGCGGATACGTCTTTGACACGCCGTTGGAGGATATTGACCTTGCTAAGATCATGGTCAAGCATATTTATGGTCTTGGCGTAGCAGACGGCGGTGGCGCCTTAGTAAACAAGTTCGTTCGTCTCCCGTGGGGCATTAATAATAAGATGCGGGGTGACGGGCATGACAAGTTCCCGTGCCGCCTTATAGAGATGTCAGGGACTCGATACACCGTTGACGAGGTGTGCCAGGCCTTCGAGGTCAATAAAACCCCACGGTACTCATCTAAGACGGAGATCAGAGACCTCGTTACAGAAGCACTTATTGAGGAAAACTGGGTCATAGGAACTAAAGGCAACGGAATTCTACTGGAGTGNCCGTGGGGAGAGAATCACACGAGTGGAAAAAACGACCACGCTATTTACTACCCCATTGGGACCGGAGACGTACCTACTCAGAGAGGTTTCAAATGTCATCACGACTCGTGCCGTGACAAGAGGGGCGACGACCTGGCGGACCACCTCAGGAGCTCGGGCTATCGGATCCCAATATCTGCAGAGATAGAATATCATCAGCAACGATACTGTCTTATAGAACAGTCCGGTCTCGTAGGAGACTTCATGTCCTCAGCATCGGAACATGATCCTACTACGAGGCTAGGAGATTTTAAGAACGCAAGAACTTATCTTATCGATACTGGTCGTCTTACTACTGGTAATAACCCTCGCCCGATTTGGAAAAAACTCGGGGATGAATGGCAAGATGGCTTTGATACAAAGAGAGTTTCATCTATCGTTTACGACCCCGTTAAGGAAGATCGTATTGTGTCTCGCAGCGGCAAGGATTATTTTAACCTATACCGACGCCCGTCTCATCTTCCGAGTACTGCAGATCCTGAGATATACTTGGCCCATATTAATCATATTATTCCTGATGAAATCGATCGGGAACTCTTTCATGATTGGGTAGCGTACAAGGTACAGAACCCTGACAAACGTAGTTATATGTATCTTATGGTCACAGACGGTGTATTCGGCATTGGGAGATCTCTTGCGGGTAAAGTCATTGCAGAAGTCTTCCAGGCCGGAGTTGTGTCGATTAACTTTAACGTATTCACCGGCAAGAGTCACCAATGGACAGATTGGAAAGATCAGTCTCAACTCGTTGTCATAGAGGAAATTAAAGATGACTCAAACAATTATACCGACGCAGTCCGCGCATACGAGGAAATCAAACTCAACGTCGATGTCAGTGTTACACAGGTGGAAATCCATAAGAAATTCCAAGCTCCGCGTCAGAGTAAGGCGTATTACAATGTACTTGGTTTTAGCAACCATGCGGACGCTATCAGAATTCCTGCAGAAGATCGACGAATATATGTTGCGAAAAATACACCAACAAAACGAACGGACGAGGAATATAGAGAAGTCAGCCAGCTCATCGGAGACGAGCAAGAAATAGCTAATCTGTATTGGTGGTTGATGAATAGAAACCTCCATAATTTTGATCCGCATAACCCACCAGAAAGTATCGCTAAGCGACAAATGATTCACCTTACTAAGACAGATAACGAGCAGATTCTTGAAGACATTGTGGCTTCAATGCCGGGTGACATGGTATTTAGACATCAATTGCGGCAAGCAGGAATAGCTCTTTTGCAGGAGAATGGGTATGATGCCAATTCCCGGGAATGGGGCTATCTCAACCGTGATATTAATGCGCTATGGAAGAAACTAGAAAAGTTAGAGCCGAAGGATAAGCATGGCGGCAGGCTTAAACTACCAGGCATGGAAAAGGGAGAGTCGGTACGCATATTACGCAATGTGAAGAAGTGGAAAGGTACTCTGAAGCCCCGGTCAAAGACCGGGAACGACCACCTGGCTGCTGAGGTGGCTAAGAACCAAGTTACTCAGAAGTAATAAGCAGTTACTCAGATAAGTTACTCAGATGTTTTTAATGGAACATCTGAGTAACTAGAGGGGGTTTACAAATGAAAGAAGTTACTCTGAGATAAGTAGTTGGTATTATTATGCTTTCTAGTCATCTGAGTAACTAGCTTAATATATATATATAAACTTGAATTTAGATTAAGATAAAATACATAGCGCAGGGTGCTGCTGCGCAAGAGTAAACCTCGGGGACGAAGGTTCCAAAAGTAGTTACTCAGATGTTTACACGGGAAGGTATATTTGGTAGAATTCTTTGCGCCTTAAGTGGCGCGCCTCCCTGTTAAACTACTGCCGGGAGTACTATGCTTTCGGCAGGTTTTTTGGAGATAATATGACAATTGAGCAGGATGCTAAAAGTCTCGAATTGGAACATATTGAGGCTCTTCGTGTATTCAAGGGTTTACTTGAGCGTAATTTCGATGTCCCACAAATCGCGGAAATTCTTGGTCAGTGTGGTTCGTTGCTAGTCGACTACGCTGCAGCTCATGCCAAAGCAGTCAAGATGTCTAAAGATACTTCGAACGTAATGAATTAATCTATTGTAGATGGTTAGATGGCAAAAGGTAAAAAGACAGGCGGCAGGAAGAAAGGTTCAGGCAACATCCTGAACGCTGACGTCAAAGCAATGGTCCTCCAAGCTCTTGACAAAGCGGGAGGTGTTGATTATTTGGTAGCTCAGGCAACAGCTAACCCAAACTCATTCTTATCACTTATTAGCCGCATTCTACCGATGCAGATGCAAGGCTCGGGTGGCGACGGTGAAATCATTGTAAACGTAAAGTTGCAGAAATGACAACGATTGACTATATTCCTCCTAAAGTGTTCAACCCTTTGTGGGAAGCAGTTAATCCGCGGTATTTGGGCGCGACAGGGGGCCGAGGTTCAGGCAAGTCCTATGACATGGCAGCGAGAGCGGTAATCGCCTGCTGCGTGCCAGGCACGAGAGGCCTCTGCGTTCGTGAGATACAGAAGTCATTGCGCGAGTCAGCGCATCGCCTTATAGGCGACACTATCAATCGACTCGGCCTAGATCACAAATTTGAAGTTCAATCAACTCAAATTAAAACCCCAGGGGACGGCGTCATATCATTTGTCGGTATGCAAGACCACACGGCTGACAGCATCAAGTCTTACGAAGGATACGATTGGGCGTGGATCGAGGAAGCTCAGGTCCTAAGCGATCGCAGCCTCGAGCTACTGCGGCCTACGATCCGGAAGCCAGGATCTCAGATATGGGCAACATGGAATGGTCGCAATGCTAGCGATGCTATAGAGTTCCTTCGTGGCATGAACCCACCTGATAACGCCGTGGTGATCAAGTCCAATTACAGTGATAACCCGTATTTTTCTGACGAGTTAGAGGCAGAGCGGGCGTTCGACAAAAAGCACAATCCGGATCGCTATGCTCATATCTGGCTCGGCGACTATGAGCCGCAGGCGATTGGCGCCATTTGGACAAGGCAGGTGATCCATGACAATCGACGAGCCGATTACCCCGACGATCTCGAACGTATACTGGTCGCCGTGGACCCGGCTGTCAGCGACACGGAACGCTCGGATGAGCATGGAATTGTGGTCGTCGGCCTTGACAACAACGGGCATGGATACCTCCTTGAAGACGCCAGCCTCCACGGAAGCCCCCATCAATGGGCAACGAGAGCTGTAGCAATGTTTGACAAATGGGAGGCTGATAGTATCATTATTGAAAAGAATCAAGGCGGCGATATGTGTCGGCACACACTCCAAACCATTCGAAAATCTCTGCCCATTATTGAGGTACACGCCACCAGAGGCAAACACATCAGAGCGGAACCAATTTCGGCTTTGTACCCAATCGGACGCATTTCGCATGTTGGCAGCTTCCCGGAGCTTGAAGACCAGCTTTG